TAATCTGTCTCTGTCTTCTATTTATTAGCTCCAGTATCTTTTCAGGGTCTTTGGCCTGTAGAGGCTTAGTCACTGGGGCTGCTGGTCTATTGGGCACTAGGGCACCTTGTGGTACCCTCTTCTTCAATATAGCCATATCAACGCACCTCAATCCCTGCTAACTTAAATAGGTGCATATCAGGTTTAATATCGTCGTAAGTTACGTCTGTAGCTTCTTTACGAGTTTCCTTAGGGTGTACATATGGTGCCCCGTGTTCATCATGCTTTAAGTCTAGCGCGTGGCTCCATATCTTACCCACTGAAGGCTCTGCTATTAGAGGCATTATATCACTGAAGCCGTCTACTGGTCTTTCCATAATAGACTGTAATATCTTGCAACCTTCTATAGCATACTCTACTGGTGTCTCACACATTAATTCATCATGTATTTGTATAACTGGCTTTAGCCACTTAGGTGCTTCTCTTCTTAGGTTTACCATAGCTGCAGCTATAATATCAGCCGCTGAGCCCTGAATAGGTGTGTTCATTGCTTTATTTTCACCTTTTTTTCTTAGCCACTTATTGGGACTATTTATTTCAGGTATAGGTCTTCGGTGGCCAAACATAGTCTCAACGTAACCGTGTTGTCTAGCATATGCTATAAGGTCATGTTGGTACTGTCTAACCCCTGGATAAGTAGCCATGTACTGAGCTATAAAGTTTTTAGCCTCGTCCACAGTCATACACATCTTAGGGTCAGCTGATAATCCATATTCTGTCATTCCATAAACTAATCCAAAGTTTACCTTTTTAGCTCTATACCTGGCTGGCTTGTATAATTTTGCCACTTCTTCAAGTTTACAAGGTAGCTTAAATACATCTAGTGCAGCTTTCGCGTGTAAGTCGCCTCCGTGAGCTAATACATCTATCATACCTTGCTCTCCTGCATACCAGGCTAGCACTTTTAATTCTACTTGTGAATAATCAGCGCCTACCCAGACAGTTTTGCCTGATAGTTTATTAGTATTTATATATACTGTAGGTCTAGTCAAAGGGCTTCTGAGGCCGCTGTAGTCCTTCTTAGGGTCATAGTCTGGAGCTTCAAATACACCACGTATACCCATCGGGTCATTATCAGCACGAGGTATGTTCTGAAGATTTGGTTTCTTAGACGCTAGCCTCCATGTGTTTACTAGGTTTAGGCATGTATGCAGCTTATGCGTATCTGCTCTACAGAACTGAAGCATACCCCCTACATATTTACCAGATTCATCATCATAGCTTCCCACGTAAGTGCTTTTAATTTTATCATATTTTCTTTTCTCATTTAAAACTTTCATAAATTTATTATCGCTGCTCGCTTCATAGCTCTCTATGATAGCATCTATATTCTTTTTACCTGTTGCAGGCATCCCTGTGGTCTTAGACCTATCAAGGCCTGCAGTGGATACCTTAAGCACGTGGAAAAATAGCCATGCTAAATGCTGTGTGCTTCCCCAGGTAAAGGGTCTCGGTGTCGATATTTTTAGTATAGTAGGGTCACCTTTCCATTTTCCCATGTCGTAGCTACCTGCTGGTACTATTACCTGGCCGTCCTCTTTCATGTCTGCATAGCCCCTGGTGACTTCAACTAATACTTCTTGTAGCTTAGCTTCAAGCCCCTCTTTTATTAGGGTCCCTGCATCATCATATTCACCTTTTAAGGCTCTGTCGGCTATATGCCCCATAGCTATAAGCTTATTAGGATTTATTTTCCAACCAGCAAGCTCATACTCACCTAATACCATCATTCTAGGTATGTCTATCTCTGTTATTACTTCCATCATACCTTCAGCTATTAGTATAGGTAAGAGCTTATAGTATATCCCAAGTGCCCAGTCACTATCTGAGCAGCTGTAGTCTATAATTTCCTGAGTTATAGGTAGCTCATTAAATGTTCTGCTTCGTGAGAACTTCTTAGTTTTAGGCAGCCCTTTGTTAGGACCTGACTTATAAAACTCACCTGTAGGTTCTTCCCAGTTATGCTTGCCTACTGTCTCTTTAAAACTCTTTATATCATCTACGTGTATAAGGCCGTGTACCATACCATCTTTATCAGCTAGCAGAGCCTTAGTTGCTGGCTTTAGCCCTACTTGGACTTCATAACCATCATTCATAGGCACTATATTCTCATCTAATGCTGCAGCTTTTACCATTATCATAGTATCCATTACCTTACCATTGCAGGCTTTGTCAAACATATCAATTCCATATAACATTGACCACTCATGCTCTGCTTTCATGTAATTCCACTATTTCTAGTGGCACAGACTATGCCTTCAAGAACCCTTTTGCAGGAGGTTTGTTTGCAGTTACCCCCTAGGACTCTTGCCCCTCATTTAAGTGATGTATATTCTCGTGACACTGCTTGCATAACCATGTAATTTCAAAAGGTTTATTGTAGTCTACATGGTGGGCTTCAGTATTACATTCTTTACCACATATAGTGCAATTAGTGGGCTTTACTAGCTTACCATACTTAATAGCTGCATTAACTTTAGCTCTGGTATTCTCCTTCAGCTTGCCCTCCGCTGTGCGCCTATATTTTCTTGAATTAGCATTACGCCTGGCCTTTCCTTCAGGTGTGCTAAGCCTGACCTTCTCTTTAGCTATGCGCTCATCTTTATGCTCTTTATAGTTTTGCTTTAAATACGCTTTATATGCCTCAGGGTCTTGCTCTCTCCATTCCCTAGAGTGAGCTAAACACTTTTCTATATTCTTTTCTCTCCATGCATGTTTATAATCTTTTTCACAGACTTTACAATGACCTCTTAAGCGTCTTTCGCCTTTAACTAAGAAAGTAGCAAACTCTTCAGGTGTCTTATCTGCTCCACATTTAGTACATATCATCATATCACCTACTTTAATTTATTTTTTACATCACTTCTCTACTTGCCCTGCAAAGGCTCGTATCAGTCGTTACATCCCAGCTAATGTCACCATTACTGTAGACACGGCGTTACCTTATCTTTCAACTTAGGATTCACCGTTGTGAGAGGGGTTTTACAACATCAATTATGTCTAACGTTGTGGATGACCAATAAAATATTAGGGTCTTCCATTATAGGCTTCATAAAGTCCTTTATAAATTCGTCTAGGTTCCAATTAGCTCCATAGCTATCCATAGCCAAAGGCATACAGAAAGCTTGACCCACCTTATAGGCAAATGACACCATAGTTAAATGATGGTCTTGTGGGTCCTGTGCTTCATCATCTGGGTCCCCGTCTGTTTCATAGTCTAGGGCACATATGCCCCCTTTTATTATATGCTGTCTTAGAAGCTCAAGCTTCTCAGGTTCATTTCTACTTATAATATGGTAGCCACTTTCAGGCAATCCACCTGTAGAGGCCACTGCTTTTACAATAGGCTTTACAGCCTTTTTAAGAGGTGCCACTATAGTGGTCGATAAATTGGCCTCGGTAACCTCTTTTAATTGCACAGGCGTCCTCTTACGCGTAATTCCGATGCCTGTACCAGCATCTATATCATTATTAGTTGGCTTTTTATTTTTCTGGTCTTCTATTTTCTTTTTTAGCATTGATAAATTTCCCATTTTCCCCCAGCTCCTCTGTCTTATTTACATAGCTCGTCTAAATACTCGGTCATTAGTATTCCTAGCCTCGGTGTAGCTAAATAGTACTTTTTAGATACTCTTTTAACTAAGCCAAAACCTTTCAGCAGCTTTAGTCTCTTCATTACTGGATTGTCGCTCCAGCCGTAGGTGTCGTATATCTGTTCTGCGGTTACTATCTTATTTTCATATATGAACTTAAGCAGCTCCCGTGTCATAGCTTTAGATTCTACTCTTTTTGTTGGATGTAGTATAGCTCTTATATACATTACGTCCTGCGTGCTTAAGTCCTGCACCTCTTTACTTGGTACCTTTTGCGCATACATTAGTTGCACACGCAATTTATAATCCTCTAATATCTTTTCTGGTGTAATCATATATTCCAGCTCCTTTTGATTAATCTTCCAGGCTCCACCCGTGCTCACAGCAATTTGTTAGCCCCCTTAGAATGCTTATAACATTGTGTACTAACTGTGCCTTTGCAAATGCTTGTGCCATAGGTATGTCCCCTGTATTATTTTCTTGCTCTTCTTTTTGCTTTTCCCACATAATATTTCTGTTATAGGTCTTTGTATGGATGCTATTTATAGCCTGCCATATATAGCCCTCTTCTTTGTTGTACTTAGAACAAAATTGTTGCACTTGCTCTTCTAAGAATATTCCACTTTCCATCATAATTAACTCCTCCTATACCATTTGTTTATTACTGTCTATATATACAAGTTTAAACAACATTGAACAATTTGTCAACATAAAAAAGAGGGGCTTAGTTGTCTCCCCTCAGTGGTTGCCTCATATAATTTTTATTGCATTAAAAAGTCTATAAACTTTGGTAGCTTCTTAAGACCTGACCTGGTGCTCTTTGTCATGCTATGCTTATTTAATATAGCTAGTCTAGCAGTTACCTGAGCACGGTCATAACCTAACATATCCATAATCTCGTTAGGCTTCAATATGTCATTTCTCCTGAAGAGTGCTAATATTTCTGCAGATACTGCAGCGTTATCACCAAAGTCTAAGGCTTTTAATGCTTTAGATACCTCAGCTCTCTCTTCATCTGTAAGCTCAGACTCTGCACGACTTCGTGCGGAATATTCATCTAACCTACAGTTGTTATCATCATATATGATAGTTATAAAATCTTCTACTGCATCTACATGCTCTTTTTTAACTATAACCTTAGTATGTGTTTCATCTGTAGAATGCACTAAGGCAGCTAGAGCTATTGCTAGTCTGGCTATTTTCTTACGCAAGTCTGCAGGTTCCATTAGCGGTACGTCCTTTGAATAGCCATACTTTTCACCAAGAGACTCGGCTTTTGCTAGTATAGCCTTCATAGTTTTCTTATCTATTTCTATATCACTAGCACTACGGCTCCAGGCCCACAGTATTGAGTCTCTAAATACTGTAGAGTCTATTAGCTGTTTAGTTGATTTCTCATACTCTGCATTTAATACATCCTTTGAAACGTCCCCAGACTCTAGAAATACAGCTAGGTCTAGTCTTCTAATATCTGCTGGAGAGGCAAATAAGGGCTTCAGTGCTTCCACACCATGAGTAAAACTACTTAGTTCTTTTGCTTTTGCTGGGTTAGTCATAAGTATAGTTCTTACTCTGGCATTTGTCTCTGCATTTACTGTCCTATCTACTCTTAGTACCCCAGTGGTTCTAGCCTCTGTAATCTTTCCAAAGTCTTCAGGGTCTAGCTCTGAAAACTCATCTATTGCAATAAGTTTTCTATCAGATAAAGGGTACTTACCCCAGGTAATAAACCAGCGGTCACCAAATTGGTCCAATCTATAAACAAGACCTGTACGACTGGCACCTTCACCTGAAGCTAAGCTACCTAAGCCACTAAATTCCATAATATTTGACACCAATTGGCTCTTAGCCTGACCGCTGTCCCCTACAAGAATAGTTTCTACCCAGCCTCTCTTTTCAAGTTGCCCCTGAAAGTAATAATTCAAGCATGAGTGGTAAGTTAAAAGCACTGCTAAGTGTGGTGCAAACCTATCTCTTACTAGGGTGACATTGTTTACTAGGTCGTCTACAATTAAGCTTATTCTATCGTCTAGGGTCTCTCCTGGCTGCACTTGAAGTACTTTAAAGCTGTCCTTTATTTCGTCAGTGAGCTCAAACCTAGAAACACTATCTTGTAGAGGCTCCTGCGCTTGACTTAGTAGTGTAGCCATTCTATTCTTTGGGTGTGGGTATACATAGCCCTCTATTCTATAGTGACTATTAGACTTTACGTCATCCCCTACAGCATAAATTTTACGTGTAACATATTCATTACCGCTTTCATCTATATCTACTATAGGGCCATCCTCAGAGGTCTTCACAGACTTAATACGCTCTGCCATTGGTACTACTAGCAGCTCACTTATATTAACTGTGTCTATAACTTCGTGAACTACTTTAGTGCAGCTAGCTCCACTATGATATCTTAATATACCTTTTAGCTGTGTAGCATTTTGGTTAGTAGCCTCAATTAGAAAGCTGTCATTTTCATGAAATTCCTTTTCATACATTCCGCTGTAGTCATGTAATATACAAGGCTTTTGACAATCTTCTTCATGGTGACATGTAAATCTAACCTTGCTTGGTATTATATAAGGTGTATCCATCTTGCCACTAACTAAGGCATTAAAGGCTACCTTCTTACCTGTATACTCTGCCCTACCTGTTTGTGATAGGTGCATAAACTCAGCTGGCTCTGCTTCTATAGCATGGTCTGAGTGTGCAGGGCAGCCCCTACCACTACATGGTATATTTTCATAGCCTTGGCCGTTCTTATCTCCGTGCAAGCTTCTAATATATGCACAGTGGAACTTATACCTATCTTCCTGATAAACTGTTTTTACACAAGATATAGTAGATGCTTCGACCTCAGTACTTGAGCTAGAGGTCATTGATGCTGGTATTTTCTTAGCCCAGGCTGTCAATATATCACAAGTTTCACCTACAGTTGTGCCTATACCTTTATAATAGGAGGCTAGGGCCATTGTAGCTTTGTTTCTATCGCCATTTTTGAGGATACCTTTGTCTAGTACATATTGTACGCATGTTGGTACACTCTCCATACTAGATAGCACATCATCAGTTATAGAAGCTCTGGTATCTTCCAATCTTTTAGCCTCTGTGTATTCTTGTACTTTAGTTAGGTACCACTCATTAGCTTTTACATTTAGTTGATACTCTACTTGTTCTGGTGGGTATATGTCCCCTCTAGGGGATTTTGCTATATTAGTAATTATATCTCTAATATCCCCCATAAGCTCTGCAGGTGTAAGCTCTACTTTGAAGAGACCTGATTTGTAATGTATTGAGTTTTGTAGCCTTAGTTGGCGGCTATGTCCATATATGGAGGCAGTGTCTAAACATTTTAAGCCTAGCTGTGTTTCTAAATAGGTTGCTATCAATTTATATACTCTGTGTAGGTTTTTATCAGGTTTTATACCGAGCACTACTGGATTAACCAATAGGTGAAATCCTTTAGAGCCACTGAAGTATACTCTTATTTCATCCTCAGTAAAACCAAACCTATCTCTAAAGAATCTTATAATTTTAACAGCGTCTGCTCTACTCTGTTCTAGATTTCTTATCCAAACAAAATCGTTTAAGTTAGAGGCGTCTATTACTTGATTGATTTTAGTACATGTGTCCTGTGTTAAGGGTATCCCCATTTCACTATTGCTGACATGTGCTAAAAGCTCAGCTGGTAGTATTCCTTGTAGCTCTGCTGCTTTTACACAGCCAGCCTCTATAAGCCCTGGTGCAGCTGGTGTAGTTGTATAATCGGCTGCAAGTAGCATCTTAGAGTCTATGTCAAAATATAAAGGCATATACATCGGCTCATTGCCTGCTTGCCTTACTTTATTCCTATATAGCTGTACTGTATTAAATACATTATAGTTGTTACACTGGCTTCTGTACTTCTCTATTGCTTCGCCTACCTCAAGTCTTATCCATTTGGTTCTATCCCCTGTTTTTGGGTTTTGATGAAAAGCATCTACATATTTAAACTCTGCTATGTTATCTGTTACATTATTTGTCTCTGCGCTCTTTTGGTCTGTTCCTTTTGTCATATTGTTTTCCCCCTGCTTCTTTGAGCTTGCTAGCATTGAAATAAGTTTTGCTATCCGCACAGCTGGTCAGCATATGTGTCCTTTCAGTACATTCTGCTACTGTGCCTAAAATGGAAAGCCACTGTAATTCATATGCTAGTTCCCTAAATTATAAGTTTTATATTTGATATATAAAAGGGCCTCTGAATACTATAATTCAGAAGCCCTTGGTCTACGGGCTTATGCCCCTGTTATCTATTTTTTATTAACTGTAGTAATACCATTAGCTATCTCAGTGTAAGTTCCATCTGCATTCATGATACCTAGCATAGTAAACTCTGCTCTGCTATATCTGTTGGTAGAATTTTTTTGCACTTGCCTAGATATAGTCATACGAGTTACTACTTGGCCAATTCCGTAACCAGCTTTAGCTAATTCTTTAACATAGTCAATGAATCTCATAGCGCTTGCTGTAGGTAAATGGAACTCAGGTTCAATAACTTCACCCTCTGTAACTTCTTCTTCCCAGTGGATTTCAAATTTAAGTTTATATCTGTCATCTAATTTTGTGTCACTGTTGTTGAATACTTTGTTATCAGGGTCTGAGTCATCTACAAATTGATAGTATCTTTTACCGTAGTTAACTATAAGGTCAATATAGTTCACTCTAGCCTCTGTAGACTTGTACAAAAACTCTGAGCCGTCCATACTAACATAGTTTCCTGTATTTCCCATACCATCAATATTGTCTAGTATTCCTGCATTTAAATCTTGCATCACTGCACCTGCTGCACTAACGTGTACTGGTGCTGTTGGTTGTTTTACTGGAGCTACTTGTGTATTTGTTACTGGTGTTGCTGCACCTGCTGCTACATTTGCGTTTGGTGCTGGATTTCCTACACCTGCTGCTACATTTGTGTTTGCTACTGGTGCTACATTTGTTGGTGTTACACCTGGTGTTGCTGCTCCTGTGTTTGGTACTGGTTTGAATGCTCTTAATGCCATAATCTTTAATCTCCTCTCATACTTCGTGTTTCATACTGCTTGCTGCTTGTTGTCACACTACCGTGGTCTGTTAAAATTCCAGCCCACTACACGGCCTCCGCAAAGAAGGGGGCTGTGTACTAGGCTGGGAACCTAGTAGGTAATCATTCCTGTAGTCCATTCGCCTGAAGTACTTTATTAAGCTCCTCAGTGCTGAATCTTCTTACTTTATGCTTACCATTTGGATTAATGTCTACAAATTGTACACCAAAATCCTCTAATATTCTATAGAATGTCGCACGACTTCTACATGGTACACCTTTTTCACTTAGATAATCCATTGCTTGTTGCATGGTTATCATCTTACCTACACCCTTAGTTTTAGGAGGTGTACAAGATTGCACTGTGCTCTTCTTTTTCTTTAACAATGTGCATCAGCTCCTTCCTACTATCTATTATATTCAGTATACCACAAAAAATACACAACAATCAACAACTTTGAACAAATATTTTTTATTTATTTTTGGCATACAGGTTGTGCCTCTTGGTGTAGAGGCTATCCTAGCTCTTTTATTTTGTAGTTGTTTATATGAGGGCACTATATAATTATTAGTAGGGGGCTTGTCTTAGTCTCACTATACATAGGCGTTTTCTAAAAGTATACGGAACCTCTGTGTTCTACATAACGTTTTACAGCATATTGGCTAAGTACTGGTAGCAGTGGCTTTAGCTGTATGACATAATGTACAACGCTGCTGCTATTTATCATACCAGCCAGTACCAGGCTGCACAGTGAGCCTCTGTATAAGTTCATCCACTGTGGTGCCATCTTGCACCATATCTGCCGCTTTTCTAAAAGGAAAAAAACCTTTGCCTACTACTACATGTTTACCTAGCTTAGTCTCTGCCTGTTCTACCATATCATAGTAATCATCGGACTCTTCAACTTCTACTAATACTTCTATCTTCATAGTTACTACAGCCTTTTTACCTGTGCGTGTTGGCTTCAGTAATTCGCTCATACTAGAACCTCCTCTACATCATATTTATAATATCTTGCACTGTGAATAGTTTCATAAACGCATTATCATCATTATCTATCATTGCCCTAGACAGCTCTCGCTTACTCTCTAATATCTTTACTTTCTTCTCTTCATACGAGTCCTTCGTAACTAGGTTTATAGCTGTCACTGCAGTTTTGACACCATTTCTATGAGCTCTGGAATAAATTTGCTCCATTTTTGCAGGATTAAATAGGGAGTCATAGCATATAACATAGCTGCCAGCACTTAAGTCAAGACCATAATTTCCAGCCGTCGTCATTAACACACACTGTATGCTGCCTTCTTGAAAGCCTTCTTGTACCTTAGCAGTGTCTGAGGATTTCATGCCACCTCTCACATAGCCTATCTGGTCCTCAGTGAGCAACTTCTTATCCTGAAGCCACTGATATAACAAGTCTGTCATTTGCCTATATTGACTAAATAGTATAAATTTGGTTTTAGTAGGGTCAAGGTCTTTAATTATATTTGCTAGCTCATTTAATTTACCACTCTCCATAGGTAGGCTATCGTCCCCCAGAACCTCTTTCAATAGTCTTGGACTATCAAGTAGTTGCTGAAGTCTTGTTAGCTGTGCTAGAGCTTCTAAATAGCTAAATTCGCCTGTACTTAAATTCTCAAGTATACCTTCTTTAACAGTTTTGTATAAAGTCTTTTGTAGAGGTGTCATAGTCACCCAGTATTCTTGAACTATAAGCTCTGGTAGGTCTGGAAGTGCCTCTGCCTTTAGCATCCGATACATTATAGGGGCTATCTTTTTTCTTAGCTCCTGCATAAGCTCTGGCTTCGGTGCTGTTACATTACCAAAATAATCTTTTATACAGTACCTGTCCACAAACCTGAAGTAGCTACCTAAAAGTCCAGGCTTACATATATCTATTAGGCTCCACATTTCTTGGATATTATTTTCAAGGGGTGTACCTGAGCCTAGGATTTTTCTACCTGCAGATTTTACTGCCTTCATAATATTTTTAGTAGTTTTTGCCTTATTTGACTTTACTCTGTGGCACTCATCCATTACAACGCACCACCGTTCGTCCAGCTTTGGTATTATATCCATGTCCTTTAGGAATAACTCATAGTTCATCACTATAACGTCTGTGCCGTACTCCCACTGCATGTACTGTATTGCTCTGAGCTCTCTACCTTTTAGCTTTTGTGTCGTTCCATCATCCCAGGCAACTAGTTCGGTTTTGTCACCATCTACTACTATATAATTTAAGTCGGTCCATTTATTAATTTCTTTTTCCCAGGTAGAATACTTCAGTGGAGAGGGACAAATTACTAAGCAATGGTCTACTAGACCCGCGCGTTGCCAGTCAATGAAAGTTGCTAGGCTTGTGAGTGACTTACCTAGCCCCATGTCAAAAGCTAGTATGCCTGAGCCTATAGCATCTAAGAAGGCTTTTCCTTTTGCTTGGTATGGATACAGCTGCCCCTTCAGTCCTTGGACCTCTGTGTCTATGCTGCTCATATCAATGTCTTTAGCCTTTATAGCTTGCTTATTACGCTCTTTTAGTGCTACATATATTTTCAGGACCTCAGTAGCTACTTGTATGTCAGGCCATATTCTTTTTACATCCTCTATAGATGCTATAGGAATGGTCCACTGTCTCTTTTTCTTATTCCAGTCATTTCCTGGTATTGCTTTAATCATGCTTCGATAGCTCATTGTATTACCATCAAAGTAGGCGGTTTGCTTGTCCTCTGATAGCTTTAGAATCATAATCTCACCTCATTTACAATTTTATTTTTATTCTAACTAGCTCTGCATCAATCTCCTTAACTAGATTAGTCTTTGTCCAAACTATGAAACCTGTTTTGTGGGAGCTTCTTACTTTCATGAGGCAAACCTTACTACGTAGTGTTGTTAGTCTGTTGCCTACATTGCTCCAATCTATATTAACTGCTTTTTTATATGAATTAATTATATTTACATACTCTGCATATGCATTTAGTAGCTCTCTCATTAATTTCCAACCTCCTATATTTTAGTATATTCTTATCATATCATTATATACAACTTTTTACAAGTGTGAACAATATTTTTAGATAAAAAATAAAGGACCACATCTGTAGTCCTTAGCCTAAGCCGCCTCCAAGGTCTTCATATAAAGGGTTATCGTCTATTTCATCTATCTCAGGCTTTCTTTCCAGTATCTGGCAGCGCCATACGTAAGTTTTGCTGATAAGGTTCATTCCTGCACTCACATAGGCTTCTTTGCCTGTACTCTCGTCATGTTCTAGCTCTAGCATAGGGTTTAATACATATTGTCCTGGTACTTCACTAATTAATAGTCCCACTACATATGATGGCATGTCTGTTTCATAAGTTTGTGGTGCTAAGTGTAATTTTACCCACTGTGGTTGGCTCATAGCTCTGATACCTCCTCTTCATCTAAAAATCTTGGTGACCTACTTAATTGTTCTAGTACAAATAATATCATATCAGGGTCGCCTTCAACAAGGCCAGTTTCTTTTTGGACTTCGTGCATTGCTTTAGTATATGCACTTCGGCTTACTGTGTAGTTACCTGGTTCTCCTGGGATATATCCAAAGAGTTTTATAAGCAATGAATCATGTGCTTCATATACTCTCTTACGTGCCTTTTCAAATTCTGTTGCATCAATTTCTAGCTGTGATTGACTAATTGTCTTATCCATTTCCATTTTTTTAATATACCTTCTTTCTATTTTTTATTTTTAGGGTCTTTGGGAATAAATGGTGATATAACACACCAGGTGAAAAATAGCCATAGGATTATAAATAATACTATAATGTCCATAGCATTGCATCCGATACAATTTCATTCACTGAGGTCTCAAAGTCTTTACGCTGTCTTATAGTTGCTGGTGTTCTATCATATTCGCCAGCATATAAGTTAGTTATTAAGTAGGTTACACCAAGTTCGCTTATTGATAGGTAAACAGTTATTATTGGTGTGCCTCTGTACCACATAGTTATTTCATTGCCAGTGCACCACATTGAGTGATTACCTCTCTCAGAGGTGCCAGTCTCTATAGCTTCTATTATCATTTTAGCTTTTACTGTTTTAAGTTTAATAGCCTTTAACTTACTTACTAATAATTCTTTATTCATAGTTTATTCCACCTTTCTTATTTTAGTCTATTTATAGTATGCTCAATATTGAGTATTTTATGCTTTGGGGGAAGAGGCAGGTGCTAAATGACCGTCTCTTTTTTTTTTTGAAAAAGATGCAATGTAAATCGTTTTCACGTACCAACTCGTAAGCAAATGTCGATACATCACACCAAGTGCCTATGACAATTTTTTTATTTTACTTTTAAAACCTCTTCTGAAAAAATTAAAATTTTTGAAAAAATAAAAGTGTGTTATATCGAGATTTCCTTACGAGTACGTAAGTAATTCTAATTGAAACTGATTTTTTATTATATATATATATTTTGCTGTTTAGTTGTATACAACTAAATTGTGCTAGATTTTATTGGGCTCACTAGGTTAGCCATCCTAACTACAAAATTATCATATATTTCATTAACCTCTAACTCTTTGCATAGTTCTAGGTAGTCTTTAGCCTTCTGAGCTGCTCTTTCATCCCAATCTAAGCTATTTGAATACTCACAAGTTAAGCATATTCTTTTTATCATTATGCCAGTTCTGTGTCTTTTGCTTTTGTAAGCTTCAATTAATTCAGGTATAGTTGCATAGGAGGTAGAGCCTTCACACCAGCTACCTCCTGGATTATACCAACCTGATACTATTTCATATTTATTCATTATCTTATACCTCCTTTAAATTTTCTAGGTCATCTATATTTAAGTCACCTGGGTAGTCTATTTCACTAAATATACAATTTCCTATTTCTTTAGCATAAAAAGTACAATCTACACAGTTGTTATATTTAGCACACTCTGCCTTAATTGTTATAAACATATTTTTAACTTCTTCTTTATTCATTATCTTATACCTCCTCTAAATTATTTCTAAATACCAGCAAAAATCATTTTCATCCCAAAATTCCCAGTTATACATATCACAAAATTCTTCGCATTCTTTTTCTGGTCCTTCAAACATTTCTACCTTTAGTGTTTGTGCACATTTACAAACTTTAGCCATTATCTTATACCCCCTCTTATTTTAGCCTCAGACTTCATTTTAGCGGTCAATTCTCTTTGCAAGCTTTTATACCCCTCGCATATTAATATCTCTAATACGTCCTCCTCTGTAGCATCTACATCCATTTCAGTTTTATAGAATGATTTTAGTTTAGCAATCTTCTTTTTACTTAAAGCACTTACTTTCATATTATTTGGTCCTCCTTAAAATTTTTAGTAGCCGCCTAAGCAGCTACTCTCCTATATTCTATTAATTTAGCTCCAATACTCGTCTCTCTCACCAAAGATGACTTCTACCTCTTCACCTATAAGTTCCCAGCGGCCATTTATAAAAGTTACAACTTTTACTGTGCCCCCAGTATCCTTTTTATAGTCAAAAACTTGTGCATCACTTACTCTTTCTAGTCTAATAGCTATGTCTCTTTGAATTAATACTACGCCTGTATCCTCGTCAATTACAATTACTGTAAATGCTTTTCTGTCCTCTCCACATAGTACAGTTGCGCCATTTCCTACTTTAGGTAGTCTAAATTCTTTTTTCATTTAATACACCATCCTTTTTTATTTTGGGAGCATGTCGCTCCCCTATTCTTACTATACAAAGGTCTTCCCAGAAAGTATACGGTAGCTTATGTCAACTTATCTGCTATATAGCCGCTGTCAACTAGTTCTATGCTATTCTCTAAAAAGTGAAATTCCTGGTGACAGCTGGGGCAGATGTCTACTGTTACATTACCACCAGCTTCCTTCCTTATGGGAAAATGGTGTGCATGTAGTATATAAGTTTTACACTTACACCATGTGCATGTATTACTACCTATGCCTTTTCCTTGCATATTTTTAGCTTCTAACTCTTTCTTGATTTCATATACATTTAGCTTATTTATTTTTATCAGCTTCTTTTTAGCTAGCGAATCTAGTAGCCTATAAGCTGTTTTAGTAGAGGTCGTCATATCATGTGCTATTTGCTTACAAGTAACATTACAGATGAGACTATTTTGCTCTCTGTAGCTCCATAGCACCATATATGTCATCTTTTCAGGCATAGTAAAATTCCCGTCACGAATAAAATCTGAAAGTATATACACTTAACATCAGCCTCCTTAATCTTTATCCCATCCTAGTAGTTTTTTCTCTAGGGCATCATAATCATATTTTCTAGCTTCAAAATTATCAAACTTTAATTTTTTCTCCCCTGCACTCTTATTGTTATTATAATTAGTCTTATTATAGTTATTCTTATTATGAATTTGATTTTCAAAAGTCTTGACCTTTGATTTTAAAAAGTCTTGACCTTTGTTTTTCAAAAGTCCTGAGTTTTGATTTTCAAAGGTCAAAGTATTTTCAGTACTTGCAGAGGATTCATTTCCATTTTCTAACAACTCATCATCTGAGTATATAGTGTCCAGCTCATCAGGGCTACACATATAAATTTCATTGCATCTATTTACACCTAGCTGCTTTTCTACTATCAAATTTTTGCTCTTTAGCTCGTCCATAATTTGGGTCATCTTTTGTGTACCTTTTATATTTAAGTACTTCATTAGTTTTTCTCTACTCAATTTTACGTATATCTCATTATCCTCATTAATCCACCCGTTCTTAGCAGATAAACTTAGCTGGTCCTTCAGTAAGGCATAAGCTAACTTACTCTCATTTTTCATGCTTGTGTAAAAAGGATTAAGGAAAAATGCCTTAGGTAATTTGTAAAATATATCTGAATTTAGGTCATTCACTGTTATTATTTTATTTTTGTTCAAAATTTTCTCCTCCTAAGTACTTGCGCTAGAAGGCCTGCATCGTGTATACTATAGATACAATTTAATACGTAGATGTTTTGTAACTCATAGTATACAGAGGTGCAATTCTCCTAGCTACTTGTTTAATAGAGGTGTTGAAGCACCTCTATTCTATTTTACCATACAAAGGCGACCTTTAAAAGTATACGTAACGAAAAAGCTCCATCTATTAGCTAGATGGAGCTTTTTACTCTATATCAAGGGGGTGCTAGGAGTAGCTTTAGGGATATGAGATAGTCAACACGATGAGGATAAGACTATTTCTTTACTTTTTTAACTTTAGCTTTTAAAGAAGCTGTGTAACTTTTGAAAGTTTTACCAGCTGCAAATGTAGGTACTACTTTTGCAGGAATATTTATTACTTCTTTAGTTCTTGGGTTTCTACCAACTCTAGCAGCTCGGTCTGCTGTAGAGAATGTCCCAAAACCAACTAATATTACATCTTCTCTTTTCTTAGTTCTTTCCTCCACTGTAAGTATTACAGCGTCTAAGCAAGCCTTGGCCACCTTTTGAGATATTTGTAACCCTGTCTCCTTAGTAGCTTTGTCAGCTATTGATTTTACTAATTCCTCTTTGTTCATACTATATGCCTCCTACGTTTTTTTGTGTGCCTGGTATAATGTGGCTTTAACCATCATCTATACAAATTATAACAACTTTGCACAACTATGTAAACCCTTTTTAAAGAAAAAAATTACAGAGGCCATTTAGCCTCTGTAATCGTAAACCTATATACTACTCTCCGCTCTTGATATGACTAGCTATAACACCAATGGCAGTACATATAGTAGCCATAGCATTAGCTATTGTATCCCATTGTTCATCTGGAAATTTTACACCAAAAGAGTCAGTACATAATTTGAATACTCCTATAGCTCCCACCCAAAAAGTAGCTGCAGTCATTTTTGAAGCTATGTTGTTAACCATGCTATCCACTGTTACTACTTTAGTTGTAGCCACTGTAGTTGTAGCAGTAGTAGCTGCTGTAATAGCTTCAGTGATAGCTGCAATAACTTTGTCAGTCTCAACAATAGATGTAGAGGCTGAAGTATCTGTAGAACCTGTGGTAGCAGTGTCCTCAGTAGCTGTAGAGGCTTGTACTACTTCAGCTTCTACTGGTGTAGCTTCTTCAGAAGTAACAGTAGTGTCTTCAGGGACCTTATCAGTGCTGTCCTCTGTAGGTGCAGAGACTTGTACTTCTTCAGCAACTTTAGCAGTGCTGTCCTCAGTGGCTGCAGGTATAGCTCCAGTATCTGTAGCAGTTGTAGCAGTTGTAGCAGCTGGTTGAGCGTCAGCGCTTGTAGCATCTGCAGGTGTTGCAGTAGCTGCAGTTACGGCATTAGCAATAGCTGTGTTAACAGCGGCAGTAATAGCAGCTGCTATAGCATCAGTACCCCCAGTAGTTGCACCTGTAGTAGTTTCAGTGGCTATGGTTGGTTCAGTTATTACGATATTATTTTCATCCATTTATATCATCCTTCCTATTTTTATTTTAATTAACTTTTTCATTATTTTGTGAACTTTCAAATTTAGCCAAAGACATCTGTAGCTCTTTTATTTGTTTAACTAGCTCAAGATTAGTAGCTGTAAGTTCTTTAACCTGTCTAACTAGTTCGAGGTTAGTTACTGTAAGCTGTTCATTCTTATCTTTAAGAGTTTCCATACTTTCATTAAGCACACGGTTGGCTGCTCTCTCCTCACTTAGTTCCTTTCGTACTATAAGTTGGTCATCTTTTAATCTGCCTATCTCCATGCTTAAGTCATTCATCATCTTCTCTTGTCGCTCGTCTAGCTGCTGCTGTCTTGCTACTGCCTGTGTAACCATTGTGCGCTGTACCTCGTCGTTGGATTTCCTAATAACAGCCATGTAAGTGCCCCCAGAGGCTATTAGTGCTACAATAACTGCAGCCCACCACGGGATATTAGATAAGTTCAGAGTCATGTATATCTCCCCCTCAAGCTTTTTATTGCCAGCTTTTCAAAGGTTTTTATATCTGTAATATTACCATATTTTGAAGATTCTGTGTGTCACTTTATACTTTTAGTATGTTAATTTTAATTTCTTAGTATTTATATCAACAGACCATGAAGTGGCATTTGCAAAAGTAGCAGCCATGCTACCATACGGTAGCTCTATATAGTCTATAGCATACGTACTTTTACCTTTTATTTCTGCATATATTAGCATATCTTGTTCTTTAGTTGTCGTGCTTACATAGCCCTGCATTTCTGGCGTAACCAGTAAAACAGCACCTGTTGTAGTATCATAATATATTTTTGCACGCACTTGATTCATTGTTTACCGCCCCCCTTATTCGTAAGCGTACCATGTAATAGTGCCGCTAGTTACTGGCTTACCCTCTGTTTGAAGCACATTAAGGCTAGATAAGTTATACGATGAAGTATTAAACAATTTCATTCCAATACCTTGATAGTAATAATAAAACGTATTTAAATTACTTTGGTAAAATACCCCTACACCTTGATAACTACCATCAACTATAGCTGTTCCAATACCCATTATCGTAGAAGGTGTAAACCCTAGCCCAGATAAATTTATAGTGCTTAAAATGACACCTGTTGATACAGTGGAAGTACCAGTAGCATATTTTTTTCCACCCAAACTTTCTATTGTTACATTACCTATTATTCCACATATTTCCATATTGTTTACTATATTACCAGACTGTAGATTTCCATTTACAGATTGTATCTGAGCAACTGATACTCTTATTTCACCATCACCTGCACCACCTTTTTGATAACCCTTTTCAGGATAAACAGCTAAATCTCCATTCCCCCATTTTCCAACACCTGTGGCATTTCTATAGCCCGTTAAAACGGGAATACTTCCAGTTAATCCAAACATTGATACAGTGCTTAAAAAATTAGAAGCAATAAAGTTAGTATCCCATGCTTTTATTTTAGCAGTAACACCGTCGTAAAATCCGATTGGAGGGATTAATGTAACATCCCCTACTCCGTCAGCTACACCTGTTGCTCCTAAAAGTGTACCTGTTCTATCGACCATAGTTCCTGGAATATTGACATCTACACCATTACTGAATGTTGTAGGTGCTAGAACCTGAGACGCTAGTGCAGTACCCTCTGCACTAGCAGAAACAAAAAAATTGGGACCTGCTAAATTGTAGTAAATAGTATAGGGCTTACCCACTACAAAAGTCGGAGGTAGAGTACCCCCTGGCTTGTACGCCTTTATGCCGTTAATAGTAGTAGCAGCGCCACCGTTGCTAGCACCAGCTATAAAAGTCTTAGGGTAGTTATTTAGCAGCGTTACACCAGTCACTGTAAGAGCTGTAGCCGTACCACCTGCTACTGGGTATATTAAGTCGGTGTTAGCTACAAGGTCAGTTACTTTTTTACCTGAATCTTTTAGGTTACCGCTGGCATCCATTGTTAGTATGTCATCAGCTACTGGCGCTGCAATTTTGTCTGCTTTTGTAACGTCCCCTAGAGCTACCGTGCATTTTATACGATTGTCTGTAAATGTAGTGCCACTTGTCATAGTAGCTACAGCTAAATAAATAGCCGCTGAGTTTGTATTAGTCTTTGTAAGCTGAAATTGTACCTGTATTCTGTGTGCTGTCTCTAGGCCGCCCATTCTAGTATCATTAATATTATTAGCTATAACAGCGCCACCACTTAAGTTACCACTAGCTACCAGTGAGGTATCACCAGTGACCTCTGTATTAATAACAGCTAAGTATACAATATCACCACTGGATACACTGAGGGTCATGTCTCCCAGTATTATATAGGCTATGCCCCCAATTACTACAGTGGTAGCTGGTACTGTTAGCACAGTACCTGAGAGTGTCATAGTGGCTTTAGTATAGAAACCATCTGTTATAAGTGACTTCCCTAGTAGTCCTAATTGGTTATTTTGTATCTTTTGCATTTCATTAAGCTCAGTTTCAAGTATCTTAGCTGGGCTACCGAACTTGACCTGGTTAAAGCCATTACTGACATTAAATTTGTCTACTGCTGAATAGCTTACTGTCATTTAAAAGCACCTCCCTCTAAAATGTTATAACCCAGGCTACTGTGAGTTTCAGTGTTGAGCCTTTGGTCCATACTCCGAATGTTTTATAGTTGAACATATAGCCAGAGCTTAGGGTAGTAGTTGCATTACCACCGAAGAGCCCCATTTCTACTATGCTACCTACTGCCTCTGCTTCATCAAATACGGTGGTAAATTGTATAACATTAGTCTCAGTGGCTGTAGCATTACCGTTCGTGTCTAAATATGTCCAGGCTGTGATAGCTTTTCTAGCTAAGGGCACCCTTAGGGCTGTCTGAGCAAGTGTTTCTGCTTGAGGCACAGCTGTTGTACCAGTGCCCACCCCTGTGCCAACCTCTAGGTAATTTATACCATTACCCCATGAAGTACCTGGTACCATACGTTTAGCCATGAATACAGAGGCTTCACTAACTATAAGGTTTTTGGCGTGCATTTCCCTAACTATACTGTCTTGTGGAATTTCAAAGTATCCCTGCCTAGGGTCTGCCCCCGAGCCTATTGATATAAATTTAGCCTCTCCATTGTGCAGGTAGCCCCCTATAAAGCCTTTTGGACCACCTAAGTCCTCTGGATATGAATCCATAAACTTTGTATCGTTCATTTAGTTGTACCTCCTTCTATACTGTGCCTGTTCTTGTGACAGTGCCGTTTAATGTTAAAGTCATAGTAGCTGTATCCTTCATACGAACTGGTGCTGGTACTAGCTGCATAGTAGCCCCGTCTGGACCTATATTATCTTTATTTAGTGTAAGTGAGGCGTTTATCTGTACCATTCGGAATGCTTCAGGTTCAGCTAATGTCATAGCCACAGAAACACCCGCATCGGCGCTACTTGCAAAGTCACTACCATGTACAGTTTTATACTCTGCTTTATAGTCCTCCGTGCTAGCTACACCTGTATAGTTTAGGTAGTATTTTATGCCGCCACCTTTAGCACTATCAATAATCGTGTGAACATCCACAGCGGAACTCATATAGCTAAGCCCTATTTCAATTTCAAATATCCCTGGGGATACGTCTATTACAGATACTTTACTCTTTGTGATAAGTGATACAAGCTCTGCAAGTGCTATATTATTTGTTTTAATATCTGCTAGGTTCATAAACATATTTTTACGCACAGCCTCATCACTTTGGCCATTAGTTCTCTGTACATTGAAAAAAGTAGCCCAGTAATCTACCCAGGTGCCCCCTGTGACGTTCGCATACATTTGGGGTATACTATTGTCCATATTAATACCCCATGCCTCTACGGCTCGCATAATAGGATATAATAGCTGCCATAAAGTGGAAGTGAAAACTGTTAAAGTTGGTATACCTGAAAGTGGTATGCCTGTAACCTCCATCAGGGTACAAGCTTTCATAGAATCATATGACTGTGCAGTGGCCTCGGAAGCTAAATTTGCTATATACCCCAGCTTATTAATAGCAGTTATTAGTTCACCTATTGTGTAGTCGTCTAAGTAAATAGACTGTGACGTTGGCATATTAGCTTGGTAGCTAGTTGAATGAAAATATAGCTGTGTAGAGGTGACAGTTACCAGGTTGTATTTGCCAGTGCCTTTAGCTATGGTTATAGCTCTAATATCCTGAGCCTCTGTATTCCATTTACTAGTAAGGTTTGCTAGAACTTTATTTAGTACATTCATGTAGTATCACCACCCTACACATAAACAATTGGGCTATTCATTACCACGATGCCATTAGTACTAGGTGTTACATTGTCCATAGTATAGGTAACCCCTGAGTCTATTGACATATAGAGCTTAATGTCACTTACACCGCTGATATTTTTTACACAGGCCTCTACTGCTGACTGAATAGCTGTTTGATTAAGTACAAGACTACTGAAGTATCGAGTTACTTCTGCTTCCACCGTAGCTTGAATAGCAGCCAAAGTAGTCCAACTTTCAGGTGTTAACGCTAGCTTCACTTTAACAGTTTTCATAGGTGCAGAGTATACATTTACCTTTACACCTGCTGGCTTATAACCGTACACTGGGTCACCGTTAGAGTCATAGTAACCTGTTAGCACGGTGCCTACGTTAGTTATTAAAGCTGCAGAGGCAGTGCCTACGCCATTCCATATATAGAGGTCTACTTGGCAAAGTTTATTAACAAGGTCCTCTGTGGCTGTGGCTTGAGTTACCAACTCAATAACTGTGCCACTACTATTAGTTACAGTGGCTTTTTTAGCTCCGTATGCTATAGACTGAAGTACCCCTCTAGACTGAGCTTCCATAAATTCCTGAAACCTAGTTTTTTGCTTATCAGAAGTCTCCTCCTCTGCCCCGTTAATAAAGGCTGAGGCATTAGTTACCCTTTCAACACCTGTAGGTTGCATTATAAATGTTGTTAGTGTGTTGGCATATATATTACCCGCTGTTCCTGCCACAGCACATATTACTGCTACGTCCACTGAAGTAGCTCCTATTTCTATAACTGCTGCTGCTGTGGTATAGAATTTAATGGGAGAACTATACTGTGAAGCTTTAGATGTTAGAGTAGTACCAGCTGCAATATAGTAGGTACCAGTAGCCGCTGTGCTCCTTGAAAATGTAGCTACCCCTGTAGCATACACAGCTGGTGTTTTATCAAAACCAAACACTGCATATACATTAGTTTCTATAAGCTCTTTCATGTATCTATATAGCTTATCAGTTTGCTCTTCCAGTACTATAGCTACTGCTTCATAAATGGTTCTTACTTTAGAGCCTACTGTAAAATCAGTTAGCTTAACGGATACCCCTTTAGTCCAGGTAATCATGTCGGCTACTATGCTTTCCATTGATTTTCTATCAAAAGACATTTTATCTACCTCCCTTCTATGCTGCTACTGCTACTGTTGCCACTGCACTATCGCTAGTACTGTTACTAGTTAAAGTATAGGAAATATCTACACTTACACTAGTCCCCAAGGTGGTAACTGAGTTTATTGTTACATTATCAATACGGTCCTCTGAAGCTAGTGCTCTCAGCACGGCTACTTCTATAAGCTTAGTTTGGTTAGCTATATTTGGGTTTCCTATAAGGTCTTGCACCTCTGAGCCATATGTCGGATGCATAGTAAGTTCATTAAGCATTGTGGTTACTCTGGCAATTACTGCATACTTGACATTAAGTGCACCTGATGCAGAGGATAGGTCACCGCCGCTGTCATCAAAGACCAGGTTGCCATATATATCCAGCACTAAGTCCTCTCCGTTTACATAGTCAGCTGTACTATTTTGTGTAATAGCCTCTTCAGAGGAGCTTACAGGTATATAGATTGTGTCACCTACTATTAGCACGTTAATATCACACCCACCCGTAAAACATGCCTCATTGTATATAGCTACAAAAGCTGTGTCACTGAAGCTATCTAAGTTGCTTCCAGCCTCAGTAATCATGTACTCCATTACATTTCCGAAGGTCCCTGGAGCTGTGCAACGTAGAGGTAGATAGGCAGTGGCTACACCTGCTGGTATAACTGTGTCCTCGGTAACTTCAAAAGTCCTAGTTACACTGCCTTCAAATAGTGTAGGCTTTGTTTTAAACTGGCAGCCTTTTCGTACAGTCGCATTCTCAGCGGTATTAGACCTTATCACAGTTGCATAACCGCTTCCGTAAAACTGATAAGTATCATCTTTGCTGCTCACTATATAGGGGCTAGCCAAGTTATTATAGTCAGATATAGTAGTCCAACTTGTAGCATCACCTAGGTACTGTAGTGCTAATGATTGTAGGGTATCCATATAAGCTAAAACGTGTGCTGTTGCCATCTTATCACCTCCCTAGGTGGTACTTGTAGGTGTTCCTAAATACTTATTATTGTATTTATTTTTAAGGTACATTATTGTCTGGAACTCTGTCTGCAGAGCTCTAATTTCAACTAAAAGGTCGTAACATACATTAGTAGCATTACCTAAAATTGCATTTACTGAGCGGCATAAGTCTATATAGTTTTGAAGAGCTACGGTGTCTACATCAATCTTATCGTAGGCACCTGAGTTATAATTAACCAGTGCAATGTTGACACGCTTAGCATAGCTAATAATACTATTTACATCAGTTAGCACCGTGTTTATTTCAGGGTAGTTTCTGTACCTAAGCTCCTCACTGGGCAGATAGTAGGTACTTGACATTACAGCCATCTTGTCACCTCCTTAACTAAGACTTGCAATTACCTCTGAAGCATTGGATATAGCTATTAGTATACGTTTGCTTGAGGCGGCAGTGTCTAGAGACAGTGCATCCACATTAGCATTAGATACCTTCTTAACTGACACGTTAGCCTTCTCTAGCCCTGTGAAGGCGAATTCATAACGATATAGCAGCGACTCAGAGACGCTTCTTTGTAATCGAAACGAAGTAGGCTGAATACGCCAGTACTCCTTATCCTCCCAATTATACCAAAACATTGTATAGTCAGGGTCATTTGTTTCTATAAATTCTCTATAAACTTTATTTCTGAAGTGCATAAACTCTTCATAGCCATCCCTGTACTCACCGTCATCATTGTACCTTTGGCTATAGCCAGTTGTACCTGATATAGACACTGTGGGTAAGCCTGCACCGAAGTCTACAACATAAGAACCTCCTAGTGTCTGTGTAACATTTACACGAGCCTGCTCGGTTTGGCTATAGCTCTGTGGATTTAGTAGCAGCGTGTGCCTCACTATAATTACATCATTTTTTCTAATTTCAAAGGTGTGATGATAGCTTTTCATTTGTTTAAGTGTAGCACTTGATACCCGTGCATTTGACATTATAAGTCACCTCCCCCTAGTTTATATTTGAAGCATGTACTGTGCCCGTGCAAGTTAGCGAGCCTGTGCAGGTTAGTGAACCCTGTATTTTTATTTCGCTTGCTGTAATTTCTACGCTCTGTCTAGTTGCCTTTAAGCTATCATCTAGCATGTGTCCACTTATGTCTGTAGTATTAGTGGGCAGCTGTATAGTTATTTTATCTGGTTCTACCTTTATATAATTAGCTGTGTAGTGGTCATTTCTCACGAAGCCTGCTAGATATGGTGAGTCGGACCTACTCTGTATGAAACCTACAAGCACCAGGTCACCCTCTTTTGGCTTCTTATCTAAGTCGCCTACTACCCAAACAGGGGCTGGCTTACTAAAGTCTAAAAATACTACTTCAATGCGACCATAAGTGTCATAGTTTGCCACGCTTGTTACTCTGCCTATCTGTGTTTGGTCATAGGAAGCGTTTTTGTATACTGTCCTATCACCTAGGCCAGATTGTTCATGCATATTATCACCTCTTTCATTAAGGAATTATTAGGGTCTGACCTGCGTATAGCCACTTACCAGGGGTAGCTGCATTTCTGCTATCTCTCGCTGTAAGTGTATCTTTGTTAGCCTCCCAAAGAGTAGACCACTTAGTACTATCATCATAGCAGGTGTCAGCTATACTCTGAAGCGTGTCACCGTCTTGCACAGTGTAGTACTTTGCAGCAACTTGAGCATCTGTTTGCGTTGCAAGTGGAGGCGATACAGTCACTGTAGAGGCTGTAGTTGTTGAATCCCCTCCACGGGTTACAGTCACCTGAGTCTGCCACTCTCCGTATACTTGAAAATTTTGGCCCACGCCTTCGATATAGAACTCTTTCCCTAGGTCCTTATAGTTTAGCTTTTGACCAATCTTAACGCTGCCCTTACCTCTGATAGTAAGCATTCCTGACAGATAAGCTACATTGTTCTCATACCATGCCTTCAGCTTAGTATTTAGGTCATTTGACATAACCTCTAGCTCTACAGCTGTCGTGTCTGACTGGGAGCGGTCAATCTCGAGGCCCTCTATGCTAATTTCTAGTGGGTTCATACCATACCTGGTCACATTGTCTTGGTTCATTAATGGTGTTATTACATTCTTAGTATTACCCAGAGGCGACATAGTGGACCCTGCCCAGAATACATTATAGTTCTCATTGTCTGAGTAGGATAGCGACTCTTGCAGCACATCTACATACGCTACTGTATGCGTTCTGAGTTTATCCCACGAAGTCTTATCAAAAGGCGTATTCCTGAAGGTTAAGAGTACCTGTGCATTATCTTTTTCACCAAACATTACAGGTGTTCCCCAGTCCCCAGAGGCTATTTTTTCTACATCTTCACTAGTTTCTTCCACAGTCTCATTTACTGTCTGCGCCACAGTACCCTGGTTGATTATTTCCCACTTGTCCCTAGTATCAATAAATAGCTCTGTAAAAGGCTTTATATTGTACTTGCTCATAAAGTTCCATAGGGTGCCTTCATACTGCTGAGCGCTTGCAGTAAATGGTGTGAAGAAGTTTGTCTGTGCAAAAACGTAGCGCACCATGTTTTCAATTGCAGCTGGCTTATAGCCAGGTGTACCACTTGGAGAGTATGAAACATCATCGTATACCATCCAGGTAGTGCTTACTAAGGGCTTCAGTAAATGAATCATCATGGTATCTAGTAGTCTAGCTGGGCTTCCTTTGATTAGAGCGTCGTTAGTAAAGTACTTCATAAGAGTCACCCAGCCTGTAGTTGTGAGTAGAAACTGCTCGCCTTCTGTGCTTGTGCCTAGCTGTGGGTAGAACTTTAACATTGCTTTAATGAACACCTTACCAAAGTCTCTACCAGTTATTACAGTTTGAATATTCGGTGTTGCACTGGTACCACCGCCGTTTCTAGTACGTGTTGGTGTATCAATAAGACCAATCATTACAGTATCTAAGTCCTCTGCAGCTACATGAGTAGTTCCATCTACCCAGGTAACCGTGTCAGACTCAGCCATGTAGCCCATGTAAATAGCGACTAGGTCATTAGGCTTTAATACTGGTGTACCGTCGGGCATCCACCATTCGTCACCAGCTAGGGTTATTGAAAAGGTACCAGCTGGTGAGTCTAACGTCTTATTTGTAGTTATAGAGATAAGTTGGTCTGTAGCATCATAATCAGCTTGAGCCCCTTTAACTATGCCTCTTACTCTGTAACATTTAGCATCAGTGTGAAAAGACACCTGAGCCACCTGTATATAACGCTTTGCATTTGGTATAAGCCTGTGTGTTGCTTGTACTACTGTTGACATTTCACTACCCCCTTACTGTTGGGTTCATAGCAAGCTTCTGTGCTTCATAAGCTTGAATAGCCTGATTTATTAGATTTTTTAGTTGTGCTGCAGTAGAAGTATTTAGGTTAGATACACCATCACCCTTTAGATTTACATCCACAGTGACATGTATACCGCTACCAGTTGATTTAGCTGCATCTGCTGCACTTACAGCGGTGTAAGTACCTGCTCGGTCACCGTCTCCTATATTATTAGCATTTAGTAAGTCTGCTGGGTTTAGTAAGTTACCACTTGCATCCTCATAGCCTATGTGTAAATGTTCACCTGTAGTGCTATAACCTGAGCCTGCTACACCTGGTGTACCACCTGAGTTTCCAAGCCATTCACCTTGGGATACAGTTGTCTGTGTACCATATTGTTTATATCTACTGAGTAGGTCAGGGTTTATACCTGACATATGATAGAAGAGATAAGTTTTCCCGTCAGCCATTGTTACACCAATGTCAGTACCGCCTGCCTGAGAGTTAGCTTTACCGTCTGGGTCATCTGTACCTCCGTCATCCATGTCTAAGAAAGCTAGGGTACCACCTTGTAATGCGTCTACTGCTGTTCCTTGGGCTGCTGCTAAGTCTATGCCTCCGTGTGCATGGTCCCGACCAGCTGTAGCTCCAAAAGCAGAGTTAATATGGTTTGCCCAGCCGTTGAATATAGTACCACCGTTCATAGCATTACTAGCATCACCTGTAGTGTTACTATTATAAGTCATATCGCTAGTTCCACTACTAGTAGCATCGCTAGCAGCATAAATGCCGCTGCTGTCTGCAGTTTCAGCGGTTTGGCCTTCCCCTGATGCGCCCTGTAGTTCCTGCCAAAATTTGGTTACTCCATTAAGCCAGTCTTTATTACTACCATTATCATTATCTGCACCTACTGGGCAGTAACGTGGCTGAATAGTAGCTGGTGTAGTTAGACCATCCCCTACGTAGAGGCTACCCCCTAGATTTTTAGCTTCTGCACTAATGCCCTCTGCTAAGCTGTCAAATGATTGTAGACCACCGCTTCCCCTCATTAGGCCAGCTGGATTATTATAATTAAGAGTACTTCCGTTACCTGTTTCATGCATAGATACAGCGGCTAGGAAGCTAGGGTCTATATTATAGGCAGCACCTGCATCCATGAAGTCCTGGCCGTGGCCTGCAAGTTTACCTCCTAATAATGAGTTAAGAGCGCCTGCTGTTGTTGAGTTTGTATTACCTCTTACGTCTGTATCTGCAGTTATACTTGAGCCACCAGTTCGTGCTGCCGCACCCCCTGAATTGTGACTACCCCCTGAGCTACTTGAGCTACCAGGACTTGTAATGCCTAGAAAACCTTTTATAGCATTCCAAAAATTATCAAAAAATCCAGTTGTTGTTGCACTCATATTTTTATGCTCTTTATAAATGTCATCCATTGTGTCACTAGAATCTTTTCTTATCTGTGCAAGCTTAGTTGCTGTGGTGTTATCCATACTAATTAAGGAAACATCACCTTTTTTCTGCAAGCTAAGTAAGCTAGTTGCACCTTCTGTAGATAGATTGGTTATTTGTAACTTCCCATTTTTAGCTAAGTCTGTGTAACTTAGAAGGCCTTGAGACTTCAGTTCTTCTAGTTTTGCAAGCCCTTCTGTATTTAAACCACTAATATCAAGGGTCCCTTTTTGTGCAAAGTCTTGTAGCTGTGTAGCGGCTTGTTTACTAGCTGCACTGTTGCTACCACTAAGTGAATCATATAAGCCACCCCCAAGTTGGGAGCCTGCCATACCACCACCTACACTGCCTAAGAGCTCCCCTAAAAAGCCACCTATAGCTGCACCTGGAATTGCACCAACACCACCGAAGAGGGCACCTATACCGCCACCTAGCATAGTACCTAGAGAACCGCCTGCCATGCCACCGCCTGCCATCCCTAGCATTGTGCCACCTGCTTTACTAGCAGACCTTCCTAGACCTTCGCCGCTGTATAGGCTGGTACCTAGTTCTATAGCACCGCCTAGCAGGGAACCCCCACCTAGCACTTTACTACCAAAACCTAGTACTTTTTTACCGCCACCTAAGAGTTTGCTCAATAGGCCACTGCTTGACTCTGCATCTACTGCTGCGGAGGATACACCCTTACTTAAAGCTGAACCTTTGTCTATAGTTGCAGCCAAGTCACCAGTTTTTTCATAGTAAGCAGATAATTTTGCTGAAGCACCTTTGTCACCTCTAGCCATCATATCTATAAGGTCACTAGGCATTGCTTTTCCACTGGCTGCATACTCTACAGACTCCATGTCACCTGTTGCCCTATATAGTTGCTCAAGTTTTCCTTGGGCATAGGTATCTCCACCACTTAGCTCTTTTAGCTTCGCAACCTCTGTATCAGTAAGTGCGCCTGCTTTACCATTTCGGCCTACCCCTATTTCCTCTAAGTCTTTACGAGTGTAGCCACTTGCAGCTTTTTCAGCAGCACTGGCCTCTGCAGTGGTTGCCTCTATAGCTTCACCAGCCGCACCACTGCCACCACCTTTCTTAAATAGCTTACTAAGCAGACTACTTGCCCCACCTGCTAAGCTACTTATTGCAACAATAGCGGCTATGCCTAATACGCCCTCTAGTATCTTATCTAAGTACTGCGTATGGTCATTAAGTTCATTAAGAATACCTGTAGCACCTTCTTTAAGGTCTGTAATTATAGGTAAGAACTTCTCACCTAAGTCTCCGAGTGCCTTATCAAAGTTAGCTTCAACGTCTAGAATGTGCTGGCCGTATTCATCTTGTCTTTCTGCAGTATACTTAGCCCCAGAGTCTGTAGCTGCATTAGTGCTCATTACACTATCAATTGCAGTCTTGTCAAAAGCTGAGAAACCGTTGGTTACTTTATCCAGCTCAGTAACCTGACTCTTAGTAGCGTTAAAGCCACCATCTTGAAGCCAGGATTGCATCATTCTTTTAAATATATCATTATTACCGCCTGACATTTGCTTAAGCTCTTGAGCCATAGCTGGTAGGTTATCTCCATTTTGCAGACCGTCTTCAAAACTTGATTGCAAGTCATAAAGCCCCATGCCACCGTATTTGCCAGGGTTATACTTTTGTAGGGCTGACATTCCCATCCATTGCCACTTATCATTATCAGGTTGGAAAATACCGTTTAAGCCACTGATAACATTAGCACCTTGTTGCCCTGTAAGCTTAGTCATGCCGTTCTCGTTACCTATCCTATCTAAAGTAGTCTGATAGGCTAGTATTTGAGAGGAGCTTCCATCTTTAAAGGTTGTATTGATATTGCTAAGCAAGGACGTATGTGCTTGCATAACCTCCATAATACGGGGAAGCATACCTGATTGGCTTACAGAGCCTGCTATCATATCTGCAAATTCTTTAGGCTGTGTAACACCACCTAGCTGTTTAATGCCCCCTATGCTACTACCTACTTGAGCTGAGTCTAAACCATAGCCTCTGGAAAACATTTGTAAGCCATATTGTTGGTTAGCACCGAGAGCGCCACCTCTTGAGCTGTAAGCATCTTGAAGTGCCCAGGACTCTGACTCAGTGTATCCCATATTGCTTCTTCTACCTGTATTTGCTGCTTGCTTGTACATATCGACTGCAGAGCCGTTATAGCTATAGCCTCTGATACGTTGTGCTAGGTCTAACGAGCCTACCTGCCTTTGGTATGCAATTTGGTATGCATCTGTAGCCATTGACATAAGACTTCCAAGACCTGCTAAGCCTAAGGTAAACTTACCTACAGTGCCTGCAATGCTACCAATTTTACTGATTGCACCACCCAGTGCGCTAGTTATAGCCCCAGCTGAAAAGCTATTACCACCGCCGCCGCTTGAAGAGCCTGAGCCACTACCTGAGCTGCCACTACCTGGTACTTTAAACTCAAATTTGTTCGCCTCTGAGTCCCTTTTCTTATATAGCTTTTCTACCTCAAAGACTTGTCTTCTTAGTACATCTAGCTCTTTTTCCCTGGCTTTGATTTTATCATTAATTTCTATCTTATCGACCATATTAGCAGACCGCATTTTATCTGTGAGGTCGTCTATTATATCATTTTGCTTTTTGAACTGACCGTTTACCTCATCCATAGTGCCCTTAAAACGCTGCTTAAACGTGTCAAGCGCACGGAAAGATGAATCGTCAAAAATTCCACCCTTCCGTGCGCCTTTGTCTATTTCACCCATAACGCCTTTAAGGTCACCTTTAAGGTCTTTTAGGCTACGTTCTAGCTGCGTAAATTCACCTTTGGCTGAAACTCTTATGGACTGTTCTGACGTTGCCATAATTCTCACCCCCTATTAATTAGTCTACATCCTGCCAACTATCACTATCACTATTGTAGTTTATTTTAGGCATATCTGATAGTTTATCATCCATATCATCAGTGTCCTTGTCATAGTTCTCATATTCTGCATCTTCGTATACTTTATTACCACTAGCCTCGTCACTAAGCCTTTGGTCCACTGCCATATGTGTAAACTCTAGGTCTATTTGTTCTGGTGTCATACTTAGTATTCTAGGGTCAGTAGGGGGCAGGCAGCCACCGTTACCTGCATAAAACTTCCTTAGCGTCCAAAGTTTACGCTCACTCGGTAACTCCGCTATTTCCTGTAGGTTCTGTCTCACGTGGTTTACGAAAGGAGTTTTCCCATACCTCGTACTTTGCAAATACATGGAATAGCATATCAAGTTCTTCTACTTCTTCAAGCTTCATTAGCCACTCAGGACGCTTAACTAGCAGCACTGTAAGAGTAGCCATAACTTGAGCCATTTCCTTTATACTACTATCTACTAGGTTAATATTTACTACACCATTGAGTCTTAAGTACTCTGATTTTAGAGCTCCCATTCTCATATAGTCCTTCATGCTAGGTCTTTTGAATACTACGGTGCCTTCATACTTATTACCATATAATGACATATAGTCTATACGTATACCTTCTTGCGCTTCACTACCTAATCTAACTTGCTCTGCATTTTCCATAAGTTTTTTTACTATTTCCATATTTTCTGCATTTTGTGCCTTTTCCATTGTTAACCAGCTCCTTCATATTTTTATATATTTACCATAATTAGATTATAAAACAGCCTCCACCAAAAAGGTAGAGGCTATTAAAATTAAAATACCCTGTAGGATACCTACGAAACTGATTCGGCAGTTCCTTGGTCAGCTGCTAAGTAAGACCATGTGGCATTTTCACCTGCTATAGCATTAGCTTTAAAGTTCTCAGAATAGTCATTAAGTGAACAACCTCTGTAAACTACTACTATGTCATTTGTGAATCTGTCTGTAATCTCAATATCAATTACACCCATATTTAAGATACCTACACCTAGTGCAGCTAGCCCTAAATCTTTTAAAGACTTAGTTCTAATCTTAAATTTATCAAGGGACACTGTGCCATCATACTTCAATGGTACATGCTCTTGTGGCATAATAGAGCCTATTTCATACTGGCCTTCTTGACCGAAAGAACGCTTACCGTCTACAGACTGTGCTCTTCCGACTTCTACACCACCTATTTTTAGTTTTATAGTATGCCCTGCATGTGCAGTTTGTTTACTAATACTAGCCATATACGTATACCTCCTTTGATTATAGTGTTAAATGTGTAGTTAATAGGAAGTTGTTGATTGGTAATGTAGGGTAACCTTCCCACTGTAGTATAAATGCTGTGCCGTTTTTTACTACAGATACAGTAGCCGAGTCGTATCCAGATATATACTTAGCTGTTTTGAACCCTTCTATTAAAGTTACTAAATCATTGTACATAGTAGTCTCTATGCCTACTACACCTGCTTGACCTACAAACTTGTCGTCCATGTATTCTCTAATAGTTTGGTTCATATAAACTTTTGTAGTTGATACAGATAATTCACACTCTGTTAAGTCAGCACTTGCAGATGTAGTAACCCCTTGAACTATTCTATAGCCTTTATTACGTACATACTCTGTTGGTGCTATATGTGCCGCTAATAACGTATTAATGTCAGTACCATTGTATATTTTTCCTAGTCCTGGGAATGATACGTATTTATAAGTGATTGGGACTTCAGGTTCTTGACCAGCCCAGGTACCTGCATAAGCTGCTGCTAGGTACTCAGAACCACAGAGTACTGAAGCACCAGTTGAATCATAGTTATAAACCTCTGGTGTAGCTAGTACTACTAACTCAGAGGCAAAGGCTGCTTGTAGTGCTGCTATTGCAGATACTGTAAGTCCTGCCGCATGACCCACAAAGGCCCATCTTTCTCTCTTATTTAGCACACTAGACATTAGGGTACAATGTGCAAAAGCCTTAGCATTAATAGATACAGAGTTTGATGCCACTACAATCCCGTCTATGCTGGCACTTTGTAGACAGTCAATAGCTGATTGCCAGTCTGTGTCTGTGGCTGATTGTGCTACTGGAGAGAACTCTATAAGGTCAGCTCCATGCGCCCACATTATCTTCATAAGTTCTAGTGCTTCGCATTGTCCTAGTGCGGCGGCTGCTAGAATAGGGTCATTGAAGTCAGACACTGAGCCTACAGTACAGGTGTTAGATGCATTTGGTACTCCAACCATAGCTAGAGTTTTAAAACCACCTGCAGTTACAGCTGTCATGCTAGTCGTATCTACAGTTGAATAGGAACCTGGACGCTGAATAGTAGCGCCTCCGAAAGATATATTAATAGCCATACTGTGTTACCTCCTTTTATCTGTATACTCTGCGGGATTGAGTGTCGAAGTCTCTTTCCCACTCTTCTTTACTTCTTGGTGTTTCCCTGTCATTTGCTGGTTCTACTTTAAAACTTGCAAGAAGTCCTGGATTAATTGATTCAGACTTTACAAAATCTTCCAATACAAGCATAGCATCTTTTATAGTTTGCATAGCTGCTGCAGCTTCTTCAGCTGTTGTTCCTGTTGCCACTTCTTCGGGTGTAACCTCCGCTGCTGCTTCAGGTGTAACCTCCGCTGCTGCTTCAGGTGTAACTTCCGCTGCTGCTTCAGGTGTAACCTCCGCTGCTGCTTCAGGTGTAACCTCCGCTGCTGCTTCAGGTGTAACCTCCGCTGCTGCTTCAGGTGTAACTTCCGCTGCTGCTTCAGGTGTAACCTCCGCTGCTGCTTCAGGTGTAACCTCCGCTGCTGCTTCAGGTGTAACCTCCGCTGCTGCTTCAGGTGTAACCTCCGCTGCTGCTTCAGGTGTAACTTCCGCTGCTGC